ACGAACCCAAGGTAAATCTTCACCATTAGTCTGTGGAAGAAAACGAACAATTGCATAACCATTACCAGACTTATCACGTTCTGGTTTCCAATAACGGTCATCCACATAACTAGTAGTTTGTTGTTGAGTTTTTTCTAATTCTTTGGTGAGACTTGCAATCGTTGCATTCCGATTTTGTTTTAGATTTGCAAAAGACATTATTAATGTTCCCCTTATATGCGTTATATGCGTTGTATACGTTGTATGTTTTGTATAGCAGTTTGTCCACTATTCAAACAATTATAATTATAACATATTTCCTAGGCAATGTCAAGCCTTTTCCTAAGTATATCCGTATATTTTTTTACATCAACACTTAAAAAGCTTTTGTATTTTTCACAAACAATTTTAGTTGCCGGCCACTGGTATTCATCCAATTGCCGATCAAATTGCGGAAAAAAGTTTAATATTATATCCATAATGATAAAAGTTTCAGGTGATATATCACCATGATAAAACATTTTTAAAATCTTGGGATCTGAATCAGTTTTACTAAAAAGTTCATCAAAATGGCCGACTCCATCAAGCATAACATCTAATTCTTGTTTAAAATTATATGTCATACTCTGAATACGGGTTTTCCAGGTAACAAAAATATCATCACCCGTATTTACCATATCCTCCAAACGTTTATTCCCTGATACAAAATTAGAAACAAAGAAGGGCAATAATTGCCCCTCCCTATATCTCTTATTAAACGTTTCAAAGTATCTAGGAAACCCTCGCCTGCTGTAGTATTTATTCGATGATTGAACACGAACCCCACCATTATAACGAAAATAATCATATCCTGGTTGTTCAAAATGTTGTTTTACACCCATATATACTTTATAAGTTTCATAACTCATAGAGGCAACGACCCCGTCTTAGGTAAAAAATTGAATCTAACTGCCTCTGCCTCAATTTTATCCTTCAGGGATTTATTAATGAGTCTAGGCACAATATCAGTATCAATATCATGTTCGGAACAATATTCTAATACTGCATCCATATACCCCAAACCCTCACTCCTAACCAATTCACATATTGCCTCTGAAAATCTTCTAGGATTATGTAAATTTGTTACTTCCAAAAACTCTGCCTCAGTTAATTTAGGCATATATTATCCACCCAATAATTGCAATACACTGGCCGACAATTGTTGTGCTTGTGCCATCAATGCCATTGCGGTTTGTTGTTGTATTTGATAATCTGCTAATCTTGCCATTTCAGCTGCCTCATCCAAATCTGTAAGATTTGCTAACTGTTCCTCATTCAACCCTATCATAGTGGTCATGTGGTTTAATGTAAAATCAAAACGTTCTATTTCCGAAGCCGTTTCTGCACGTTCCGTTTCTAGGGTTGCAAGTGCGGCATCCAAACGTACTATTGCATCCTCAGCATTCTCTGCGGAATCAAGAGTTGATGTGGCAATAGTTTCTGTGTTACCGCCACCAATATCATTCTCATATTCCCCAATTTTCAATCCCTCAAGTGTTAAATCACCAAGGGAAATATTTACATTTCGATCTTCCTGTGTACCACCCACTGTAAATTCTTTAGTACCAAAACTACCATCAATCAACCCTGTACCATCATACTCTGTATTCTTGGCAACATAATTCAACTCCTTCCCCAACTCATTATATTCAGTAACAAGAGCTGCCCTGGCATCACCTGTTAATTGGTCATCCTGTGCCTCCCTAGCAAGGTCTCTCATTTTTCTGGCAATGGATTCTACTGCATCCGTACCAGCAAGGGCAGATCGAAGTAAATCCTGGTTTTGTTTGACAATACTATGGGCGGTTTTCAAACTATGAATTTTATTGTCAAATCGACTAACCCTAACCTGATCGTGGGAATCCAAATCTCGGGTACCCTTTGCCAGACGGTTCATCGACTTTTCAATTTGCTCGGTTGCTTTGTTATAACGTGCAAGTGAATTTGCAGTAATTCCGGTTAGCATACAATTCTCCGTTTTCATGTGTTTTTAATTATACCGTAACATCTAATAGACTACCCACATTTCTAACACCGTTTGTTGTACTGGAACTTGTTTCCTGTACTGACTGTTGGTGCTTTTCTCGTTCATGAGTAGATAATTCAACTTTCATATTTAACCGAGCAGCCTGTTTAGCTGCTTGGACTTCCTGGTAGACATGATAATAGTCCACTCCTGTAGACTTCTTTAACCCGTAAGTATTAACCATTACTCATCCTCCAATGATAGATAATCCTCCCCTAAATCCTCTAAATAAGAAACTATAGTTTTAACAATCCACCTTTCAATTATTTCTGGATCATCAGTACCCAAATGCTCAGATACTAGATTCCAGGTTTCTTTATCTATTTCTACATACTGAAAATCATCACCTTCCTTCAACATCTTCCCAACTCCTAAGATCATCAAAATTACCCACAGGATAATTAAACCCTCTTTGCTTTGCAATTTTCTTACCAATAATAGTTGCTGGAACTTCCACACCCTCAAATACAAATGGTGTGTTTAATTTTTTCACATGTTGACTATACGCCTGTGCAATCTTGCCAACTTCCAAAGATTTCCCTATAGGGAATGTTGAACCAGTACGTTCAACAATTCTTACTTCATCACCAAACAATTCACCAATACGAATAACAGCACCATCTTGATTCCAAATACTAGTCAGATACTTTGCCTTACCCAAAAAATCTGATGGGGACATGTCATCTGGTCGTATTGCCAAATAGGATCTCTCAACTACATCAACCAACTTATCCGGAGGACAACTATCGTAATCAACATTATCAAGTGAGCATTCCCTCCAATGTCCAACTAACTGATAAACACCCATTTTATTACGATCAAACCATCCTCTTAACTGCCTATTTCGATTAATATTTTCCTTTTTATCATAATTTCCACGATAAGCAGTAATAATAATAAAGTCCTTTTTATCACCCTTAACTTTCCTAAGTACTCTTGCCAATCCTGCCTCAGTAATCGCATTGGTATTGGCACTATTAGAATCCCAATCATCATAAGGTGAGATGTCAATCGTAATAAAGTCTTTATAAGTTTTCATAAGAACTAACTCCCTTTTAAAAAATTTGAATCGTGCCGGCACTTATATCCCATCGGCTGCCGGCCCACCTTCCTCTGGTCGCTTGGGTTGTTGTAACTCTTGGGACCAAAGTAGGGGTTTCTGTTGACAGGTACCCCTGAACCCCGGCACCGTCCTAATTAGGCGGCCATGGGCAGATTTATACTATTGCCTTTTATAGTTTGTTATCCTTTTTGGCGATAACTACCACAAGCAGTCTCCTCGCAACCATTGTCCCATCGGTCGATATCCATATACACCCCCATATATGGTGGAGGTGAGGGGAGTCGAACCCCTGTCCCTAATGTCAACTGTATGCGTATCATCAACTACAAGTCCGTGTGATATGCCTTTTTATTGGCCTCTACTAACAATTCTTCCTGACTAGGACTAACTTCGATATTTATCTGACTGATATGTAATAAATCAACCAAATCTCGATATGTCTTAGCAACATAATCTGGAAGTTGTTTATCATCAAGTCCCTTAACTTCAACACTATATTCCCTGTGTGGATTCAAAGCACTAACTTTAATAAAAACATCTGGCATTAGAAAAACCTCTCTAAATTAGAATCAAAATTATTTTGTGTTTCACTACCAACAGACTTATCACCCTCAAAACCAACTCTATTTGTAACGGAATTATTATCAATAAAATCAGGATGTAATTTTTCAAATTCTTCCAGTTCTTTCATTTTCATATCATACTCATAATCTGTAATCTCAACATTTTCGGGATCTGTATAATATAACTTCTCATGATACGTCAAAAATTCCTGCAACTCCTTCATTTTTCGTTTTGCGTCTGATCGGTTCATAGAGGAAAAATTAGAAGTATCCGAATAACTATTTCCACTGTTTTCAACATTCTCTATAGAGCGAGTTTTGAAGTCTTCCTTAGTTAGACCCGTCAACTCAAATAAAAACCGATATAGAGCATCCTCGCCCCCTTTTTCTGCAATGCATCTTGCAGAAATTAGGTTTGGAGAAATTCCAATATTACCAGCACTCTCATGAATTTGTGTGATACTATGTTTCCAGAAATCAATATTCATAACTCTCCTATTTATCCATCTATGCAATTAGATTGATGAAATTATCAAGAATAACTTTATTGGAAACTTTCGACCTCTGATTTTTCTTGAATGCGGTAGTCAAAACTCGTTTACTAGCATCCGCATTAACCTTAAGACCATCAGCATCTACTTTAAGATCCTTGCCACCCTTAATAACATAAAGTTCGTCATATCCAGGATGGTCAGTTATTGTAACTGATTTCTCTTTGCGTATAACCTTTCCGAAGTCTTTCATGAAACCATATGGTTTGTCATTAGTAGGATCTAACATTCGTTCAAGATCACTTGACCCCAATCTATTAACAATGAAAAACCCGACTACATTTGTTCCATATCGCAAAGAAAGGTGTTTCAACAATGCATTAGTAACATCGGCATTAGTCTTAATACCAATCACATGTTTTGTTATCGGATCTGTAATATAGGAACAGACATCATCATCACCATATCCATATCCCCAACCCGTTCTAAGCGACTTCGTTCCAAATTCCATACTAGAATCATAAACAGTATTCTTAGAATTGGAAGAACCATCAGTCAAATAAACAACATTGACCTTTTCAAGATTGTTATTTATCTTAAACTTTTCATAAATGTCAAATGATGCCAATATTGCATCATTAAGAGGAGTTGAACCTAATGGGTCAGGAGCACTCCAATAATATGATTCAAACTGAATGCCCATAAAATACAAATTCCAACAAGCAATATCAAATTCTCGATTATTCATTTTAGAAGAAAGATAATTTTTGAGATTGAAAGGATCAATCATCATGTCATCATTGTTATATTCCAATGTATAATCTCGATCTACCAGATTAGCATCTGTAAAACTGTAAATCTCAAACGGAATATTTACCTTTCGACAGAAACTAGCAAGGGTAATCGTCTGTTTAATTGTATCTTGAATGTTTTCATGCATCGAACCAGACCAATCAAGAAACATCAGTAAACCATGACTTTTGCCAGAAGGAATTGATGTAATTCGTTTGAACAAATCATCATTAAATTTGTAAGAATGGATCTTGTTTGTATCAATAACTCCAGTTTTGGAAATTGATGCCCTAGCATATTCAGTTGCCGACTTTTTCAGTTCAAATCCTTTAACAAGATAATTAACAGTCTTATTATTAGATTTTTTCCAACTTGCATATTCTTGTTTACTCGATTCAACATCAAGTTGGTCCCAAGCAGACTCCAACTTTTTCATACAGTCTTTATAGGAAACAATGAAAGAATCCGAATTGATTGATGGAATTTTTGCATACGTTTTTTCCTCTGCTAGAGGATCAACCGTACCAGCCAAAGAATCATCAAAATTACTCTGTGTTTCAGACTCACTCAATTCTGCCTCACCAGATGCACTACCAGAAGATGCTGAATCACCTTCACTATCACTATCATCAGTTTCCGAATCATTGTCATCGGAAGACAAGTCTAAATCATTGGAGTCATCACTATCATCACTTGCCGTTGTATCGTTTTCATCATCTTCCGATTGCTCAGTCTCATAATCATAGATTCTTTTGACAATATCAAGAACACGTTCAAACGATTCGGTGCGATCAATTTCATCAACAATTTCCTTTTCTATTGAAGAAAAGGGAATATCAACATGAGCACCTACTTTAAAGTGTAAATTAATTCGATCAATAAAGGAATAACTATCTATCTCCCTTCCCTCAATACCGAAAAAATCACGTTCAACCAACTCAGAATATCCTTTAAAGAAATTGCGGCGAAGGCCAGGAAATTTACGTTTGATTTTCTTCTCGATTCTTACATCCTCAACAACGTTAATGTAAGATTTAACAGCAGGAATATTATTGGGGTCAATTTCACTTGCTAAAGCAACAAAGTCGGAAACGGGTGTGAATAGTGCATGACCAACTTCATGCCCCACAAGCAAATCGTATACGTCTTTAGATGCATCTTTCCAGATAGGAAGGCCAAGAATTCGATTCTTGACATCAAAATATGCAGTTGGAATGTTTTTGTGTTCAACTGATATATCTTCAGTTGCCAACAATTTTGCAAGATTATTTCTCGATTGAATATTCATTATATAATCACCTCAAAAATTTTGGGAGTCAAGTTTTTCATCATTACAATACTAATTATAACATATTGAACAAGTCAAAGTCAAGCCAAAACCACTTTTTTTACGAACTTTTTTACTTGGTTGCAAAAAATTCTCCATCTTCATCAAACCATCTAGTATGTTTTGTGGTAATAACATTTCTTTTGAAAAGTTCATTTCGGATATGCTTTAGAGTAGCATCACCAGTAATTACAACTTTTTCAGCAATACTAACGTTACCAGTAGCATTGCCACCGATTACCGGAACTGATTCAATGTGCTTAATGCATTTCATAATATAACCCTCACTTGATTATGTTAGTATTATAACACCTGACGGACTCAAAGTCAAGCCAAAACCAAACTTTTTTTGTTTTTTTGTTTCTCAATTGCATATACACTATATTAGACGCACTGGGAAACAAAAGGTTTAGGGTAAAAACCATTTTTTTTATTTTTTTATGTATATAAGTATGTTAAATTTAATCTCCTATTCCAATATCCACGCCTCATAGAAACCCCATTGGTCTCATGAAAAAAGGATGATTGAAACATAATTGCTCTATTACACTTATATTCAATATTTCTTTTTTTAGCTCCACTATCTCGCAAATAATTACTTATTTTCGGTTCATCCTTATTGAAATCATGAAAAGACCAATCTTCAGGAGGTTTGACATCCCAAACACACAGTCCATTTTTATTCTTATTTTTAACAGAATAATCAGGAGTCAACCACATATTAATATTAACCGAAGCTTGATCTGCATGGGGTGTTACACCAGGACATTCGTTATTGTGAATAAAATACCAAGCACGATTAAACTGCAAAGTATCTAATATGGGAGAAAAAATATCATATAAATTTACGTTCAACTCTGATAATTCCTTTATCGGAAATCCAGATTCCCCCTCCCAATATATTTGCTTATACCCTCCCTTATAAGAAACATTATCATCCGGTTCTGTGCAATGCCCATAACCCCGAATTTGATATAAAATCTCCTCAGGCATTACATCATCCACTACAACCAATCCCTCTTGGTCCCAAATATCTTTAATACTACTCAAAACTACCCCTATTTTCACTCTCAGAATCATCCCATGCAATAGGATCATTTAGATATGGAGAATCCTTTCTCCTTTTTCGCTCATCTTTATATTTCTGAATATTACCCTCATCGACCTCTTTATGAAGCTCATCCTGCTCACCGTGTAAATCTGAAACAACGGAAGTAACCCTACCTATTTTCATTAAAACAACGAATACAGAAGCGGCACCTGCTCCCCCAACTCCCATAACAAATTGCTCCCCAATACCCTCAAATTCAGAAAGAACTGGAAGTACTAAGGAAATAATACTTCCAATTCCAGCAACACCATGCCAATCTGCCTTATGAGTTTCATCAACTCGTTTATTCATATGCTCAAGTGTTTCTTCCATGATACTATTCTCTAGTTATGGTTAAAATCCTTTTTATTTGATTTTCTACAACACCACGCCTATTCGGCCAATGAATATAAGGATTGTTTTCTGAATCCTTTGCCAAATTCATTAATAGAGGAATGATTAAATTTTCCAAACTTTTAAATTTTTTTTCGTTCTCAGTTTCTAATTCAGATTCCTTTTCTACCAACCTAGTATTATATTCTCGATTAGTCACCAATAATATATCCTGCAAAATAACCTCTATATCACTAAGCCTTTCAGAAACACTTTCTGAATTAGCAGAAACCTTATCCAATTTTTCTGTTTGGATTGTTGTTTGGTCGACTTGGTCACTACTAACCGGTTTGATACCAAAATCAAGATCATCAAAATCAAATTCATCGAAATTAAAATCATTCATTATCCCTCTCCAATACTCGTTGATAAAAATACTCAATCTGACCTAATAAAGGTTTAGTCCAATTATCTCGATGGTCAATAAAGACCTGTGGATTTCCCTCTGTCGGAGAAATTATAATAACCAAACTATCAATAGGAACTAACGTTCTCTCCTCCCACATTATAGCATAACCACATGCCTGCATAAAATAATCTTGTATCCATTCTCTCTTTTTAGGTTTTCTGGAAGTTTTAAAATCTATAATAGAAGGTTTCCCATCAAAATGACCAACACAATCAACTCTACCTGCCACCTTAAGGTGCGAGGACCACAGAGCTACTTCCTGAGCAAATATATCATCAATATAATTATCTAAAACGGGCTGAACCTTCCTAAAAGACTCAATAGCAAGAGGATCTGCAAATTTTAAAGACAAATCATTATTTAAATATTTTTCTATCATATTGTGAACAGCTGTTCCCTTAGCAGCTGCTTTTCGTTGTATTTTATTTGCTTCCTTATTACCTACTCTTTTCCTCCATGCCTTTAACCCCTTCACCTTCTCCGGAAATGTACCCGTAACAGTGGTAATTGAAGGTAATTTTGTACTGTCAACAGAATAATATCTTTTACCATTGACATTCTCGGTAGTAAGCTCTTTCAAGTTCCAATTCCCGACATGATTAAAAACTTTCATTAGTTTAAATTAAAACAACGTCGGATCCAACCACGAATGAACTTAACTTGACTGGTACGTTTAGTATAACGTGAACCATCAAACACCAAATTCCAATAAAATCCAGATCGTTCAACTTGCAATTCCCAATCTTTCAGATTTTTAGCAGCTCTGATCGTATTGGGTCCTATCCCACCATCAACTGCAATCTGATTATCTGGTTTACGTTTATTGTTACAAGCCTGCTGAAGAATCTTAACTGCCCCACCCTGACCATGATTAACAACCATATCAAAATAGGTTTGTCGAACCTCTGCAGGAAGTTTTTCTGCTTTAGAAGGTTTCCAGTATTTCTTAAAGTAAATTTCCTCGGCAGTTTCCTGGGTCATTTTCTTAATCTCTTCCTTGTCGCATTCATACCCGACATAATTCTCATACACTGCCTGAGTAACACCCCAATTAGTGGCACCACCACGGTCATCGGGATCATCCACATATCCTCCCTCATGCTTTAGGACCACCCGTATAATATCATCGAACTCCGTCAATTTTTTCGCCGTCGCCATGTTGTTTCTCCTCAATTAAAAATAATGTTTTTTGTACGCATCCAGGACATGGCCAGTTTTTAGCACCCACATCCCTTATATAATGAAATCTATCTAAAATTTTATCGTATCTGGGAAAATTTGCAACCCATGTTATACCACAATAAGTGCAATACCACTTTCCAGTTGTCTCGCAGTCTCCTTGATGGAAACCCCAGAGAGAAGGCGATTCAGGCCACTCTCTGGAATCATCCGGAATATATTTTGTTTGTTTTTTAGGAAATCTTTCCAATAGCAACCCCCATTTAACTATCCACTAAAATTCTTCAAATCGGCACCGGCATGTTCACCATAATTCTTCTTAATCTCATTAAGACGATTTACAACATCTCGGTCTGGTTTTCTTATTCCTATTTGAACCGGATCACTAAATCCAGGAGTACCAAGAATAATAGTTATACTTCCAGATTCATTACAGTTTGGACAGGGATTGTATCTAGGAACGTTACGTGCATTCACACTTTGGTGTTCTTCCCAAGTGTGGCCACAAGATTTACATTTATAATCATATGAAGGCATTAGTCTATCCCATACTCCTCATCACTCAAATCTTCGGTTCTACCACCATCCTCATAATCATCATCATCATCATCTCCCAGTTCAATATCAACATCCTCACCGGTTAATGCCCCAACAATCTGTTCAATAACTGCTTCCGTAACTTCCTCGATAATATCATCAACCAAATCACTTTTCTTGATAGCATCAATAACACTATCTATCAATTCACTTCCTTCTTCCAATATCGAATCCAAAACACTATCAATAATTTTATCTGTAATTCTACTTAGATTTCCTAAACGCATTCCTATACTCCTTTGTTCTTTCACTCTTTGAAACTGGTTTAACCCGATTATTATATTTTTCAATATTATTCACCCGTCTAAGCTTAGAAACAGGCATCTGAATATATTTAGATGCCTCAATTGAACGTATCATCTTTTCATTTCCTTCCTCATAATCCAACCACTTGCCTCACTTTTAGTAGCAAAGGCAGTTACTAACTTTCTATCACCAAAGACCTCTCTAACCGTCCACAACTTCCTACGCCTCCCCAATCCCTCCTTACGAATACAATATCTACTGGGAGGGTGATCGTCATCTATCATCACACTCATTACTTCTCCTTTTTTGTGCCATTTAGGCAATGTGGACAAATAACAATATTGTCCTCTAAAAAATGTTCGAGGAACTTGATAACTTCCTCTTTGCTAATCTTTACACCCATCTTTCTAACAACACTTTCATATACCCTATCTACATACCAACTAAATGGCATATTTGACAAAACATCCATATAAGTATTCAAGCACTTATGAATAATATCCTGGTTGCTAACATACTTACTATGATGTCTGGGCATATTTCTTTAATTTCCTTTTAAGTTTTTTATTTTTCTTTTTCAATTTCTTATTAATCTGCTCCAATTCAATTATGTATTTCTCCCTTCTCTTTCTCATGAGAAATGACATTTCCAATTGATCCACCAACAAATCCCTTTGCATTATTTTCTTAATGCTTTCCAAGAAACTGGAAATAAAGGTTCTACTAATTTATTTATATTTTCGGCAACCTCACGGGTCTCTTTTTGTGTATCTGATTTGCACCTGAGGTTACAAATTCGTGAAAAAGCCATTAAAGTTCCAGACCAATACCATTCTGTCATCATCGACTGTGGTAAAACCATTCGTGCCTGCTCTGGACAAATACCAAGTTTAATCATCTGGTCATATTCACTAATTGCCTGATTACATAAAGACTTGTATCCTGGCATCTCATAAGGATTTCCACCTGGACTAGGAATACTTTCATCATAAGCATCCTTAGTTACCACCTCATTGTAATAAAC